GTTACTCGTGCTATCCGTAGACTTACCGCTCTCGCTATCAATTTCACACAGAATGAAGATGGTTCTGTTACTGTTAACGATACACCAAGAAAGGTTGAAAAAGCTCGTGAAGAACTTACCGCTATCGGTGTTGAATTTGTTGAAGCTCAGGCTCCTGCCGAAGAACAGCCAATAACAGTCAAGCTTACATTCGGTGATGAAGACTCCTTAGCTATCGCACTTGAAGAAGCACAAAATGCTGGTGTAACTGCTGAACAGGCAGAAGATGGTAACTTAACTGCCGCATTCACTGGTACTCAAGCTGCACTTGCTAGTTTCGAAGAAGCTATCTCGCAGATTGAAGGTGTCGAATTTAGAAAGGCTGGTGATGAAGAACCTGACCTGAATAACGAAGAAGATAACGGCGAAAGGATGGAAGACAGTACTAAGGTCGAAACACCGAAAGAACCTGAAATGAACGAATCTACAGAAAAGTCTGAAGATACACAGGAAACTGAAACTCTTGATGAATCTGTAGACCCAGTATTAGAAAAAGCTGCAGGCTTACTTCTTTGGTAAAAATTAAAAAACGTAATCTAAATGATTACGTTTTATTTTTAATTATTAAAAACCTGATTATTAAATCAGGTTTTATTTTTTATTCTAATCCAAGTTTTTCAGCATAATCAGCAATAACATCATTCTGATCATCTGTCAATGCCCTACCAGCACCAAGTAACTTATCATACATTCTCTGTAATTCACTATGTGATAATGTTCCCATACCCCTAAGTGTTTCCTTAGCATATGTAACAAATGCATTATAAGTATTAGCTACTGATCTATTATCGTTTGCATTATTCTGACGCTGTAATACTGCTCTCTGAATAGGTGTCATTCTCTTTAATCTTACTTTTTCGATAATAGCATTTACGCCCTTAGTGAATGAATCAAAGTCATAGTATTTCAATACGTTACCGAAAGAAGTATTAGACTTGATACCGTAGACTGGCTTCTTAGTTTCGTTAGAAATCTTGAAGAATGCAGTAAATGTGCCACCGTCAATTGTAACAGCATATTTCTTCTTAAATCTATCCGGATCATCAGGATTCTGCGGAATATCATTAACTGTTACCTGTTTTACGCCAGGCATTTTAGTCAACTTGTCAAGGAAAAGTTCATCTTCAGTCTTACCGCCAGTAATACGTAACTGTTCAGCTTCTTTTCTTGCCGCACGCGTCGCCTGGTTCGATCCAGATTGACGAATAGACTTATATCCCTCTGTAGAATTAATGAGCTTCTGGGCGCCTAATAACGCGATTATCTTGCCGTCTATACCAACAGCCTTATTAAGTTTCTTTTTATTTCCAGCAGCGTCAATATCTACACTGAATGGCCATTCTACATTTGTAGTAAACATCAAGTCTTCTGCAATATCAGCATTAGCATCAATTACGCAGTCATCCGTACCGCCAAGCTTTGTAAACTTGATTGTAAGATTATTATCGTCGTCATAGCCAAGGCTCTTATAAGTCTTAGAACTTACATCGTCAATATTGAATTCAGGCGGTTGGTCAATCGGAGTAAATGTAATTTTTATAGCAAGTTCTTCTGTAATATATTCAAGATTGAACTTTACTGTAATAGTAATAGGCTTCAATTCTACAAGTGTGCTATTTTCATCAAATACTGCCTGGGAATCAAGTTCAACCTTACAATCAGTAAGCTTTTCCTTAAGATTATCGTAAATTTCACCGATTTCATAGAATGGAACTTCTTCTATAGCTTCATTTACGACATCTTCAACAAGCATAAATTTTGACAGATAGCTTCTAAAAGATTCCTTTTTAATATCAGTCTTTCCTTTAAATGTTTTTACCATATCATACAAGGAGCGTAATTTTTGTGCTTTTGCGATATTATCTTCAAAGAAAGCATCGCTTATTTCCTGACGGCATTCAGTAAGCCATGTATCTATTTCTTCATTGCTCATATTTCTTGGATCTATATCTAAATTCATAATAGATTTCCTTATCGTTTTATATTATTTATAGCGAATTTTAATGCCTAATGTTATAAATATATAAGTCTAAATAAAAAGGTAATCTTAATGTTTATAAAATGCGGTGATGAATTTTTAAAGTTTAAAGGCTTTAGTAAAAAGCTGTCTGATTCATTGGATATCGTATTCGATAATTCAAGATTAAAGTGTTCAGTCGACCATAGGTTTAAAGACAAGAATGGTCAAGATATTTTTGCAAAAGATTTACAGAAAGGCGATACTGTAAAGAATAATCAATTCGGTTTAAGTACTGTAATCCAGGTAACGCCTATTGGACAACATACTGTTTTTACGCCTGTCGATGTCGAAGGCGGACTTTATGAAACATTAAACGGTCTTATAAATCATAACTGCTCATTCATTGGTTCTAGTGCTACTCTTATCAGTGGTGATATACTTGAAAAACTTACTGAAAAAGAACCTATCGAAGTTTTATTTTCAGATTTGTCATTATCGATTTATGAAAAACCTATACCAAATGCTCTGTATGTAATGGGTGTTGACTGTGCTACAGGTGTAGGTAACGACTATTGTGTTGTTCAAGTTGTAAAGATTTTGTCTAAGACAGAAATGTATCAAGTGGCATGTTATAGGTCAAATACTGTAGAAACTGGTGAATTTTCTCGTGTTATTGATCAATTATCTAAAATGTATAATGACGCATATTTTATTATTGAATCGAACGATACTGGTAAGACTGTTGCTGAAGAAGTTTGGTATACTCTTGAAAACATGCATTTAATAAATACTGAAAAATCATCACGCGGTTTAGGAACTATTGCAGATAAACGTTCCAAGCTAGATGCATGCATGGAATTACGTAGGGTAATGAATGCTGAAATTCTACATGTATGCGATTCTAAAACAATCGAAGAATTATCAAGATTCGAAGAACAAAGACCAAATGTCTTTGCAGCTGCAAAAGGTAATCATGACGATACTGTTTCTGCTTTGTATTGGGCAATGTATGCTACCATGCAACCAGAAATTGACATGGATAACATTAGACAAATAACTAATCAGCAGAACGAAGAAAATATGATGACTGTCGATATGATGGTTAATGATATGGCTAACGAAGATGATTTCTGGGGTGATTTCAAATGAGTGATAAAGTATTATGGAAATCATTAAAACCACGTTTTAATACGATGAAACCAGATGATCCATTTGGAACATTTCATAAACATTTAGCATTATCGTTGACGGAATGGTTTACATCGTATTTTCTTCCTAAACAACAGTTTGTTGCAAATGGTATTCAATATATTCCGCCAGCAGAGGAAATTACTTGGTCAGAACCAATGAATCCATTAAGGTATTTTAAGTTTATTACACCGACAATTTATTTTAGTCCATCAGAAATAATAACAGTATTTAAAAAGAAACAATTATCCTGGTCTAAACTATTTGCTTTAATTGGTTCAAAAATTTCTAAACAATTAAATTCTGTTTATTGTATTGTTCCAGGTTCAGCTATTGTTGGAACTGCCGCAATACCATTTATGTCATCTCATTTTTCATTTAAAGGACATAAATTTTTTAAATCATTAAAAAAATTAGATTATTCTGCTGAAAATATAGAATCTGGAAAAATAACAGAACAGATTTGGGATAAGTTTGAAGATTATTTAGTTGAAGCAATTAATTCAACACCTCCAACAACGATTACAGTTGGTGGCGCATTACCACCAGGAACTTTTACAGGAACAGTAAATGCAAAGCTCAGTATCTAATTATGACCGATTTAATTATTGGGAAATGTACCCAGAGGAACTTCCGTCAAGAGGTATATTTTATAGTAAGGATGCAAGAATCAGAGTAAGAACTATGTCTGTTCTTGAGGTAAAATTCTTAGCTACATATATGGAATCTACAGCTACACGTATATGTAATGAAATTATTAATAAATGCACAATTTTTGAAAATCTTACTATCGATGAATTATTATTACCAGATAGAGATTATATAATCTTCTGGATTCGTTTAAACACATTTAATACTTCTAATGGATTTACAGTCTCTATACCACATTGTGCTACATGCAATAATGAAATTGTAAAAGATTTATCTTTGGAAACATTTAAGCATAAGTATCTTGATAACGGCTTTGAACCTAATGTCTATCTTCCAGATTTAGGAATGGAAATTCCTATCAAAATTCCTAAATATGGTGATTCTATATACAATGTTGAAAATGAAATAGAAGAAGTAGCATTAAGGATAGATTCAGATAATACATTCGAAGAAAAGACTAGATTTGTTTCTTCACTTACTGCACTTGATTATATTCATCTCAAAGAACATATTGAAAAATATAATTGTGGCATAATAGATGAAGTTCCTATATATTGTCCTGAATGTGGAACGGAACATATTGTAAAAGTTTATATCAATGACTTGAATATTTTTACACATGTCGAACTTAGAGATATTCTCGAAAAGATTACACAGATTGCAAAATATTCACATCTTACAATTACAAATGATTGGTCATGGGTCGAAGTAGAACTTGAAATGCAGATTATCAATGAGATGATTCGTGAAGAAAATGAAGCTAATCAAAAACAGCTTCAAAATATGTCTTCAAGAATGCCATCTGGTTCAATGAATACAACGCCAAAAATGCCAAGTCTTCCATCATTACCACATATGTAAAAAATTCAGAATAAATATTTGTAAATTTTTATTTGCAAATATTTGCTATATTTTAATTAATGGAAAACTGAATAAAATTTAAGGTTAACTATGAAGCAAGATAAAAATAGCGAAGGATATATTTCAAATAAGTATTTACGTGAACTTGTTGTCAAATTTAACGCGATGAATATAAATGACAACGGTAAGTGGTGTGATGCTTATGAAAGAAAAATGGATAAGAAGAATGCCAAAGGCAATATAAAAATCGATAAGTATGAAATATCGAAAACATTTATCCAAAGAAAGAAACAACAGATTGCGGCATTGCATGCACGTTATGAAAGTTATAACGATGAAGAACGTAGAGCGTTCAATGCAGAATTTGAAAAAGTAAAGAAAGATATTTGCGAAGCTTTCTTGAAAGTTATTGATGGACGTATTATCTCCTATAAACTCGTCCAGACACCAGCATATGAAGAAATTGATGATATCAGACAGGAAGCGCTGATGTCCTTATTCACATATATAAACCGTTATGATGAAACACGTAACACAAGTGCATTCGCTTTTGTTACAGAACTTATATCTAATGCCATGAACGGTTATCTCAAGAAGATGAATCAACGTAATGCTGTTCAGATTACAGGTCTTGATTTCTATGAAAACTTGAATACTATTGATGACCTTTATGGCGAAGATAATGACTAATAGAGGTTATACTAGTTAATGTTAAATGCGCATACCGAAAATACAGACGGCAAGCGAATTGCCTTAATATATTGTAGAGATCATTCAGGTTGTTCGCATGTCCGTCTTAGATATAATACAGAATATATAAATGGTCATGAACTTGGCGTTGAGCCAGTTCTTTTGCCATTTCCGACTTTTGACCCAGCTTTGTTATCAGCAGCAAAGTCAATCGTTATTCAAAGACCTTGTGTAGGCACAGACATTCAATTACTTAAACGTTATAAAGAACTACAGCCGAAGTTTGGATTTAAACTTGTAGGCGAATTTGATGACCTTATTTTCTATACCGGTGACTCTGACGAATCTATAGATGGCGTTCCGCCTTATAATCCGGGTCATGCTAATATGAAAGAGCATAAGGATGAAATTAAGGCTGTATTGTCTCAGACTTTGCCATTACTTGACTTAATTGTTGTTTCTACTGATTATCTTAAGAAGTCTATTGAAAAGGTTTTCGGTGTAAACAATGTAATGGTCATAAAGAATGTAGTTCCTAGATTCTTATGGAATTTTGAACGTAAAATGCCTATTAAACAGGATCTCGTAAAGCCAAGAATCATTTATTCTGGTAGTCCGACTCATTATCAACAGCCGATACCGAAACTTGTTCCTGGTCAACATCCTAATTTTCCAAATGGCCATCCGGGTCAACCAGGTGATAGAGGTGACTGGAATACAGCCCTTTGTGATTGGGTTATTAAAATGGTCAAAGAAAATAAGATTGACTTTTATATTATGGGTGCATTACCATTTTTCTTTGAAGAAATAAAAGAAAAAATTCAGTTTATTCCATGGGCTGATTCTCATACATTCCCGAGAAAGTTTATGGAAGTTCATGCTGACTTTAGTATAGCATCAATCGTTGA